TAGCCCTTGCCGGTCGGGAAGTTGACGGTCACCTCTGCGCCGGTCGTGTGGTCGTAGACCTTGAGATCGCCGCCGGTGACCACGACGATGTACCGCTCGGCGGTGTCGCGGTTGATGTGGTGGATGGTCGCCGCGCCGAACGGGAGCGGGCTGACCCTTGCGATATGGACGGACGGGGGCCGCTTCTGCAGGCCGTCCGCGATGGTGGCCCAGGCGTTCACCTGCTCCTCGCACTGCAGGGCGGTGCGGAGGGTGGCGCTCTGTTGGGACACACCATCGTACAGGCCAGCGATGGCCCGACGAAACAGGCTCATCAGCTATACCTGCGGAGACGGTGACGGTTGCGGTTGATGATGGTCGGGTTGCCGGTCAGCATGTTGTTGTCCTGCTGGTGCAGCTCGACCTTGCGGAAGTTGGCGTAGGCCATGCCCACCTCCTGTTCGATCAGGGCGTTGAGCATCGAAGACCCAACGACGGATGCCTGGAAGCGGAGCTTGGCGAGCGCGAGGATGTACCGGCGCGCATGCTGGGGGAGACGGTCGAAGGGGAGGAGCTTGACGACCTCGACCTCGACGGCCTCAGGGAAGACGAAGGTGCGGCGCTTGCGGTCGAACAGCTTGTTGCGGTTGTCCTGGGGGTCGACCATGGGGATCACATCCCATCGCCAGCCCTCGACAGTGTCGATGGACAGGGCGTCGGCGGGGACGTTGATGAACCCGTTGGTGTCGGGCGCGCTCTTCTCAGCGAAGGTGTTGAAGGAGTGACCCTCGGACTGGCACTCACGGCTCACGTTGTCGAGGATCAGGGAAGCTACAGAGACGTCACGGATGCCCGCGACCTCAAGGGTATTGACGGGCGCTTGGCCGATGGCCAGCAGCATTTCGTTGACCGCCTCGAGCTTGGACATTGCGGACATGCGGGAGGTCTCTCAGAAAAAAACGGGGGCCATCCCTAAGGACAGCCCCCGCGGGGATTAGGCGGTACGCAGCTCCACCGCGCACTTGTTGCGCAGCGGGCCGTGGCCGACCAGGTACTTGCCGAGCATGAGCGTACCCTGACGCCGCATGTCGTATTCGGCTTCCATCTGGACATCCATCAGCTGCAGGGTCGCAGCCGCCATCGGAGTCCAGATCATGCCCACCGTGGTGGTCATGTTGATGCGGTACGGTGCCGGCAGGGCAGCGTTGGCCGAGTCGTTGACGCCGAACGGGAAGGCCGTCGACTTCACGATCTGGATCTTGTCCACGGTGTTCAGCACCGACTGAGCAAGGCTGCCACCGTCACCGGTGTCCTTGTTCAGGGCACGGTCGCTGCGCGCCATGATGTACCACTGGGCGGGGCGGAAGGCGGCGTAGACCGGCATACGGTCGACCGGCACATCCTTCTCTTCCATCGCCTGCTTCGCCTGCGAGATGCCGTCGAACAGCGAGTTCGAGTTGTTGGCGAAGCCAGCGTTGGTGAGCGCGGCACCGCCGCCGTCACCGGTGAAGAGAGCGCCGCCGCGAGCCGCACGGAGGATGTTGCGGCAGACGTTGCGGTCGTAGGCCAGGGCCAGCTCGTTGCCCACCTCGGTCGAGTAGATCGAGCGGACGTCGTAGTGGTTCTGCAGCTCGTCGATGTTGGCGATGAAGACGTCGGCGATCAGGATGTCGTCGACGCTGATGGTCACCTCGTTGTGCTGCACGACGCGGCCCAGGATCTCGGTACCAGGGGTGTGGTAGCTCGAGCCGACCTTGAAGGTCGCGGGGAAGCGCGCCGAGCGGCCATGCTCGATGGTTCGCACCATGTGCTTGTCGCGGAGCTGGACGGTGGTCTCGAATGCGGTCAGCACCTCGCCGCCGAAGACGTCGAGGAACAGCGCATCGTCAGCACCTGCAGCCTGAATCTGGCCGAGGCGCGAGGGGGTTGCGTTGGACATAGGGTATTACCTTGGGGTGTGGGGGGAGGTGGGGAGAACGTCCGCCCTGGTGCGCTTCATCGAGAGGCGTGGGCGGCTCTGTTCTCAGTACGCGGTGCCGAGAGGGCCGAGCGTCCCAGCCTTGCGGCTGCGGGCGATCTTCTGCTCGACGGTGGCGCGGAAGGCCGCGTCCTTGGCGTAGCGCGGGTCGCGCATGTCGGCGGTCATTTCAGTCTTCGACTGATAGACGTCACCGGCGGGGCTGCCTCGTTCCGCGCCAGCGGCGGCGGACGGGGACTCGCTGCCGTGTTCGGCGGCGTAGCGGGAGTACAGGCCTTGGATGGCCAGCTTCGAGGTCTTCGGGTTGACGACGGCCTCGTTGAAGGCGTCGATGTCGGCCTCGGGGAGGGTCTTCGCCCAGGCCATCATCGCGTTCCAGTTGTCCTCGCCACCGACCAGGCCTTGGGCCTCGGTCACCATCTGGGCCTGCAGAGCGCGGGCACCGGCGACGTAGGTGTCGATGAACTCCTGGGGGATGCCCTTGCCGAGGAACTCCTTGATGGTGTCCTCGGTCAGCTCGCCACTGGCGGCGAACTCTTCGGAAGCCTTGGCGAACAGCTCCGCAGGGATAGCCGCTGCGGCTTCACCCTCGGTCTTGTCCTCGGGCTTCTCCTCGGCGGACTTGTCCTCGGGATCACCCTCGGTCTTGTCCTCGGGCTTCTCTTCGGGCTTGATCGTCAGGCCAGCTGGGGTGTCCCCCTCGGCGGGGGTATCGGGTGCCGGATCGGGGGAGGGTTCCCCTTCGCCAGCGGGAGTCTTGGAGTGGGCGGCGGTGTACTTATCCGCCATCGCCTGGTCGTACTCAGGCGTACCCAGCACCGGAGCGGCAGGGGTCTCCCCCTGCTCGCTAGGCGTCTGTCCGTTCACGGTGGACATTAAGCGTAGTTCTCGAGGACTGCGCCGTTGGCGAAGGTCTTGCGCTCGACGATCAGGACGCCATCATCGGTCTTCTCTTCGACCGCAGCGACGTCGGTGATCGACAGCGGATTGACCGACTCACGCAGCTTCTCGGCGGCGATCTGTTCGATCAGGAGTTCGCTCGCGCTCTTCTCGGGAGCGGCGGCGGGTGCGGACTTGGCAGTCATTACTGTTCCTCTTGGAATGCCGCCTTGCTCGCCTCTTGGGCAAGAGCAGGGACGGCCTGTTGCATGGCTTGTGCAGACATCATCTGCTGCCTGTTGGCATTGACTTGGTCGTCGGAGAGGAGGACTTCCTCGAGGTCTTCGACGCCATAGCCGGTGCCAAGGCGGCGCATCACGGCATCCTGGTTGATGCGCTCAAGGGCGCTCTCGCCCAGCAGGTTCACGCTGTCCGCGATGAAGGCGCGGATGCGGTTGTTGCTGTGGGCGCGGCCCAGCGCATCGAAGCCGGTGACCACGACAGGCTTGACGGTGTCTTTGGGGAGGGGCTTGATCTCGCCTTCGCGCTGCATCAGGTACAGCAGGCGGTTCGTGAAGGGGAGCTGGAACTCCGAGGCCATCACGGTGTAGACGCCGCCCAGGGCGTCTTCCAGTTCCTGGGCTACCTGCCGGATTTCCTCGGCGGTGACGCGCTCGGCGTCCCGAACCACTCCGGTCTGCAGCAGGAAGGCTTCCGCGATACGGCGCTCGAGGCGCTGCATCACCGCGTCGACCACTTGGAAGTCCGCGTACTTCTCGAGCTGCAGGACGTCGATGTCGTCGGCGCTGCCCTGCACGAAGTCACCAGACTTGGCGCGCTGCAGCTCACGAATGTCGGTCTGGCTCGAGGGCTTGTCGAGGAAGATCACCTTGGCGGCGATCTCCGCGAACTCGTACACGGCCTTGCTCAGTCCCTCGTAGGACATGAGGTCGCCGAGGTTCTCCATTGCGTGGCTGTCGCCGTAGTGCCGGCCAGGGCGGGCCTTCCAGCGAGCGGCGATCCACGGGGAGATGTCCTCAGGGGTCGAGCTTTCGGAGCCGACGAGCTTGTCGTTCAGCTCCTGCCACCACCTGACCCGACCCTTCTCCCACTTGATGCAGGTGTACAGGTCGAGGGTCTGATCGCGGCGCAGCTTCTCTCGGTCGAGGCCGGCCTGGGCCAGCACTGCGTCTTCGAGGGTGAGCGGATAGACGGCTTCCTTGATGATCGCCTCAGCGGGATCACCAGCGGGGGTGCGTCGGATCACGAACTGGTGGATGCCGAACACCTGCGGGCTTTGCTTGAGCGGCAGGTACATGATGGCATTGCCACCGACGACGAGGTGAAGGATGAACTGCCACAGGGCAGAGCGCATGCTCTCGGCACGAAGGGCAGCCTTGGTCTCGATCTTGGCCAGCCCGTTGCGGACTGCCTCGATGGTCTCCTGCGGCTGGCCTTCGGTGGCCTCGTCGTTGAGGAAGTAGCGGAAGAAGGGGGAACCAGGTGGGAACAACGCGAGCATCAGCTTGCTCGTCAGGTTGTTCGCTCCGCGGGCACCAAGCGACTGGTACGCTTGGTCGAGCAGGGTGGAGTCATTGTCCCCGTCTCGGGGGATCAGGCCCGCAATGGTGAGATCGGAAGCCTCTCGGGCTTTCTCAAGGGTTGCACTCCGGTCAGAGACCAGAGCGGAGTACCGCGTCTTCGCGGAGTCACGCTTCATCGGGCGACCTGCAAGCTACCGTAGTAGAGGCCACCGCCATAACCGCCGCCGCGGATGGTCGGCGCTTGGGGGCCGGAAGCGACGGGCGACTGGACGCCGACCGTGATGGGGATGGTGGGTGAAGGGGCGATGCCGGCGGGCTGGGTCGAGGGGCTGACGCTACCGCGGTCGATCCGCAGGGCGCTGCGACCGGCCCTTGCGGCCACGGCGTCCACGCCGCGATCCACGAAGTACCGGTTGGTGAAGACCTGAACGGGCTTCTCCTCGCTCGCCGACTTGGACACCTTCGGTGTCTTCACGACGCACATAGGGGTGCTTCTCCAGTGAGGCCTTGCGCCATGCCTTGAGGAAGGCGACGACGCGGGCGGAACCGGCGTTGGCCCACACCTCACGATCAGTGTCGGTCAGGGATGGGGCGCGGTCGGGGAAAATCTTGTCGAGCTGCGCGATCAGCGCGTCGACGTCGAGGGGGAAGGGGGAGTTGATGTTCACAGCGGCTCCATAAAGTGACCCCCGCCGAAGCGGGGGCCGAGGCGTGAACGAAGGAGACACCACAGGACTACCTCAGTACTGCTATTACAGACGGAGGGAGGGTGCTATAGGGCGTAGTTTGGGGTGCATTCCGAGAATGCTAGGGTTCCCAGAGGGTTATCCGCCCGTCTTCGTAGTGACCATGACGGAGGATGAAGGCGCAGCGGGCCTGCGTGAGGGCGTCCTCAGCGGTCAGACCCTTGGCCTCGTAGGTGCGGACGATGCGCTCCCACACCGGCATGTCGGGGGCGGCGACCATGGCGAACTTGACCTCGGTCTCGCCCGCTCGCTTGCCCTTGGTGATGATGCGCTCGCGGCGCTCGAGGTAAGCCCCGTCGAGGATCTCGTCGGCTTTCTTGGGGCCGATGTCAGGGCAGCCAGGGTAGCCGTCCGTGACGTCGCCGATCAGGGTCTGCTTGAGGAACCAGCGGTCGGCGTCGGCCTTCTCGATGCGGACAGGCTTGGCGTCCTTCGCTGGGTTCCAGACCCAGGCCGGAACCGTCCGCATGTCCTTGTCCTCGGACACAATGCACCGGCGCTCGTCGGTGTTGGGGTCGGTGGCGAGGATGCCCATGACGTCGTCGGCCTCGAGGTTCGGCCAGCGGGCCACCTCGAAGTGTTCGGACAGGGCGTCCTTCATGTCGTACAGCAGGACGGGCCGCTCGGCGCTCTTCCGCTGGGACTTGTACGGGGGGTAGACCTTCTTGCGGTAGTTGGAGAAGTCGTCGGACAGGCACACGATAACGTGATCCGCCTTGAGCTTCTCCGCCCACCCGTTGATCTGGTCGACCATCCCTCGGAGGGCAGCGTCGGCGTCGGTCGTGACGATCTTGCTGCCCGCCTCAGGCAGGACGTACCCACGCTCGGTGGTGGCCGAGTGCTGGTACGCCACGATGTCCCCGTCGATCAGGAGGACTTTTCGGATTGCTCACTCTCCTTGAGGTACTGCTCGTAGGCGCGGTCGAAGCAGCGATCACAGCTGCCCCAGTTGACCGCGTACTCGCTCATGCCGATGATCTTCCCGCAGCTGCAGCGCATCCACGGGAGGTCGAGCTTGAGCTTGATCGCCGCCCACACCGACCGGCCATTGAAGGCGCGGCGGATTGCGTAGGAGCGGACGAGGCTGATGATGGTGAAGGCTGTCCCGATCAGCAGGTTCTGGCTGAGGGTCATGGAGACCCCCAGCACTGCGGGCAGGATCAGCCAGTTGGCGACGGTGGAGATGATGAGGCCGATGGCGATATTCACCACCGACTCCATCAGGCTGTCCATGCGGCTCTGCAT